CTGCGCCGCTACAGCATGGAGGAGCTGCTGGCGCTGCAGAGCAAGCTGGCCAACGACGTGCGGGCCGAGCATGACCAGGCCGCGCGCCAGGCCGGGCGGCCCAGCAGCCGCAAGGTCTACGTGCGCATGGGCCGCGCGTAGTTCCACCCAAGAGTTCCGCGCGCGCGGGCGAACATCGCCCGCATGGCACCCTCCTGGCGTCAGCGCCTTGCCCACTGGATTGCAGGCCGCCCGCTTCCCGCGCGCGGCGCGCGGCTGTACGGCGGCGCGCGGCACACGCGCACCACGGGCAGCTTTGGCAGCGCGGCCGGCTCGGCCGACGCCGAGCTGCACAGCAGCCTCACGGTGCTGCGCAGCCGCAGCCGGCAGATGGTGCGCGACAGCGCCTACGCCAAGCGCGCCAAGGCGCTGATCGTGAACAACGTGATCGGCACCGGCGTGGGCCTTCAGGCGCAGGTGATGACTACGCGCGGCGACATGGCCGCCGCGGTGAACGACGCGATCGAATGGGCCTGGCTGCGCTGGGGCAGTGCCGATGCCTGCCACACCGGCGGCGCGCTGGCCTTCGGCGACCTGGAGCGCGCGCTGATGGGCGAGGTGTTCGAGGCCGGCGAGGTGCTGGTGCGGCTGCACCTGCGCGCCTTCGGCGAGAGCGCCGTGCCGCTGGCGCTCGAGCTCATCGAGGCCGAGCGCCTGGCCGGCGACATCGACGTGGCCGGCGTCGCCGCGCCCGGGAACGAGATCCGCATGGGCGTCGAGGTCGATGCCTTCCAGCGCCCGGTGGCTTACTGGATCCGCAGCCGGCACAGCGCCGACATCCGCACCCGGATCGACAGCGCCACCGACGCCGTCGAGCGCGTGCCGGCGGCGCAAATCATGCACCTGAAGCTCACCACGCGCTGGCCGCAGACCCGCGGCGAGCCCTGGATGCACGCCGTGCTGCGCAAGCTCGACGACGTGAACGAGTACAGCCAGCACGAGATCACCGCCGCGCGCGCGAGCGCCGCCTACTTCGCCACCATCCAGACGCCCGAGCCGGCCAACGGCCTGGCCGACGAGGTGGAGGAGGACGGCCGGCAGGTGATGAACATCGACCCGCTGACCATCCAGGAGCTGCGCCCGGGAGAGACCTTGGACTTCCACGCGCCGAACCGGCCGAACAGCGCGTTCGCCGAGTTCATGCGCGCGATGCTGCGCGAGATCGCCGCCGGCGTGGGCTGCAGCTACGAAGGCCTGAGCCGGGACTACAGCCAGAGCAACTACAGCAGCAGCCGCCTGAGCCTGCTGGACGACCGCGACGGCTACAAGGCGCTGCAGCAGTGGTGGGTGCGCAGCTTCCGCCAGCCGCTGCATCGGTTGTGGCTGCAGCAGGCCGTGCTGGCGCGCGCGATCACCGGCGTGACGGTGGAGGCCTACGCCACCGACCGGCAGCGCTACGAACGCGCCACGTTCAAGCCACGCGGCTGGAGCTGGGTGGACCCGACAAAGGAAGTCACGGCCTACAAGGAGGCCATCAAGGCCGGCCTGACAACGCTCACCGACGTGATCGCCGCCACCGCCGACGGCCGCGACATCGAGGACGTGATCACCACGCGCCAGCGCGAGCTGCAGATGCTCGAGCAGGCCGGCATCGACGTGGACACGCTGGTGCAGCCTGCGCCCGAGCCCGCGCCGGCCGCCGCGCCCGCTGCGCCGGACGCCGAAGACGATGGCGAGGACGGCGCCGCGGCGCGCGTGCTGGCCATGCCGCGGAGGGTCATGCAATGAGCGACGCGCCCACCAAGCGCCCCATCGCCGTGCGCGAGCTGCACTTCGACGTGCAGGGCCGCGCCGCGGACGAAGCGATACCGGTGGTGGTGTCGTCCGACGAGGTGGTCGAGGTGGCCGACGGCCCCGAGATCCTGGCGCACACGCCCGACGCCGTGGACCTGCGGCGCGCGCCGCTGCCGATCATCGCCACGCACCGCGGCGGGCAGGTCAATGTCGGCATTGTCGACGGGCTGCGCCTGGACGGCGGGCAGCTGCGCGGCCTGGCCCGCTTCGGCGAGCGCCAGGAGGCGGCCGAGTACCGGCGCGACGTGATCAATGGAATCATCCGCTCGGTCTCGGTGGGCTACGCCCGCCTGAAGGCCAAGCTGCGCGCCGACGGCGTGCTGCTCACCGTGCGCTGGATGCCAACCCACGTGGCCATGGTGGCCGAGCCCGCGGACGTGCGGGCCGGCTTCTACCGCGCCCCGCCGGCCGGGTTCGACCTGGAGGTCGAGGCCGCGGCCGATCGAGTTTCAAATGCAGCCCAGGCGGCTGCGCAACCGGAGGAGTCCACTGTGGACGACAAGCAAACCGCCGCCACGGGCGTCAAAGTGGAAACCCGCGCGGCCGAGCCGCGTGTCGAGGTGGTCGAGGATCACGGCCAGCGCGCCAACCCGGTCGACCTGGAGAAGCGCCGCAAGACCGCCATCCTGAACCTCTGCCGCGCCAACAAGCTCGACGAGCGTTATGCGCAGCACTGGATCGTCACCGGCGCCAGCCTCGAGCTGGTGAGCGACGAGCTCGTCAAGGTGCTGAGCGAGCGCAGCGCCGACCAGTCCGCCACGTTCCTGGACATGCCGAAGGCCGAGGTGCGGCGCTACAGCATCATGAAGGCCCTGCGCGCCGCGGCAAACAAGGACTGGACAAAGGCCGGTCTCGAGCTGGAGGCCAACCGCGAGATCAGCAAGCGCCTGAGCCGCCTGCCGCGCGCCGAGACGTCGTTCTTCGTCCCGCTGGACAAGATGATGGAAGGCCGGGCGCCGCAGCGCGGCGCGCGCGACATGACCGTCGCCGGCGTCAGCGGCTCGCAGTACCTGGTGGGCACCGAGAACATGCCCGGCTCGTTCATCGACCTGCTGCGCAACACCTCGGTGGCGCTGCAGATGGGCGTGCGGCGCATGTCGGGCCTGGTCGGCAACGTCACGATCCCGAAGATGACCGCGGGCAACACGGCGTACTGGCTCAGCGACGAGAGCACGCAGATCACCGAGAGCCAGCCGACGATCGGCCAGCTCTCGCTGAGCCCGAAGAACGTGGCGGCCATGACCGAGCTCAGCCACCAGCTGATGCAGCAGAGCACGCCGGACGCCGAGCAGATGGTGCTCGACAGCATCGCGCGCGACATCGCGCTGGCGGTCGACGTGGGCGTGCTGCGCGGCAGCGGCAACAGCGGCCAGCCGCAGGGCATCGTCGGCACGGTGGGCGTCGGCTCGGTGTCCGGCACCAGCCTGGCGGCCGCCGGCGTGCTGGAGTTCCAGAGCGACGTGGCCGCGGCCAACGCGCTGAACACCGGATGCGGCTACGTGACGACGCCGGCCGTGGCCGCGCTGCTGATGGTGCGCCCGGAGCTGCCGACCACCGGCGACATCCGGCTGTGGAAGGGCAACATGCTCGCCGGCACCATGTTTGACTTCCGCGCGATGTCGTCGAACCAGATGAGCAGCGCCACCATGCTGTTTGGCTGGTGGGACAGCGTGATCCTGGCCGAGTGGGGCGTGCTCGAGCTGATGACCAACCCGTACAGCGACTTCACGCGCGGCCTGACCGCCGTGCGCGGGTGGTACACCTGCGACGTGGGCATGCGCTACCCGGCGGCCTTCAGCTACGCCAGCAGCATCACCTGACGCCATGAAGGTCAAGGTGCTGCGCGCCTTCCTGGTCAAGGGGGAGGCGCAACCCGTCGGCAAGGTCATCGACCTGCCCGATGCCGTGGCCATCGAGCTGCGGTTCATCGGCAAGGTCGAGACCGTGCCAGACGCCAAGCCCGCCGCCCCGCGCGGCCCGATGAAGGCCGCCGCCAGCGCGCTGGTGAGCGGCGCCACCCATTCCGAGGAGTGACCCGCATGATCCCGTCGTCAATTTCCAACGGCGTCACGACGCTGCAGCTGCTCGCCTCCGTCGACGCGGCCAACACCGCCGCGGCCACCGGCACGGGCGTCGACGTGTCGGCGCTCGAGGGCTTCCTGATCGTGACGCAGAATGCCGGCATCCTGGACGGCGGCACGCTGTCCGGCGCGATCATCACCAGCGCGAGCAGCGACCTGTCGGACCCGACGACCGTTGGCAGCTTCACGCAGGTGAGCACCAGCACCGACCCGTCGGCCGAGAGCATCAGCATCGAGCTGAACAAGTGCCAGAAGTACGTCGGGTACATCGGCACCATCGTCACCGGCGGCGCGCTGGTGGGCGTCACGGCCGTGGGCCGCGCGAAGTCGGTGTGACGCCGTGGCACTGGCCGAAACCCTGGGCACCTTCCTGGCCGACTTCGGCCAGGCGGGCACGCTCGCGGGCTCGGCCGTCACGGTGATGCTGGACACCGACACCGTCGACGCCGACGGCGTGCTGACGCAGCAGCCCAGCGTGCTGCTGACGAGCGCGCAGGCGGCCTCGGCCGCCGCCGGGCAGACGCTGGTGACCGGCGGCGTCACCTACACCGTGCGCCAGGTGCTTCGCGAGCCGCCCGACGGCGCGTTCACGCGGCTGATCCTGGTGCGGGCCTGAGCATGGCGCTCGCGGCTGCCCAGGTGGTCGACGCGGTGGCCGCGCGGCTGGTGCCCATGGTGGCCACCGGCGGGCGCGTCTACACCAGCCGCGCCTGGCCGCTGGCCGAGGCAGACCTGCCGGCCTGGCGCGTGACGGCGGAGGACGAGACCGTCGAGGCGCTGGACCTGGGCCCGACCGTGCAGCAACACGAGCTGACCGTGGCCGCCGAGTGCAGCACGCGCTCCGTGGCGGACCTGGACGACGCGCTGCACGCGCTGGCGGCCAGCGGCTTGACGTTGCTGTTTGCCGGGACGCCGCCGCATGGGCTGCAGCTGCGCAGCATCGACCGCACGCTGGCCACCGAGGGCGAGGCCGCGGTCGGGCGCATCACGCTGACCCTGAATGCCACCTTCCAGACGGCGCCCAACGCGCCGGAAACCATTCTCTGACCGGAGTACAGCACCATGGCCACCATTTCCGGGCGCGATTGCAAGATCGAGATTGCCCTCACGTTCGACGCCGCCATCAGCCCGACCGCGGTGAGCAAGGCGAACCCGGGCGTGGCGACGCTGACCGGCCACGCCGTCGACACCGGCGACGTGGGCTACTGGTCCGTGTCCGCCGGCATGGTCGAGCTCGACGAGCAGGCCGTCTACTGCACCGACACCGACGCCAACACGTTCACGATGAACGGGCTGGACACCAGCAGCTACAGCACTTACAGCACCAGCAGCCTGACGCTGGCCGCCACCTGGGGCACGCTCAGCGAGTCCAGCGGCTACACGGTCGGCGGCGGCGCGGCGGCGCAGCTCGACGACACGCGCCTCATCGACGTGAAGACGCGCAACGTCAGCGGACTGCTGGCGCCGCAGGATGTGACCATCGACATCCGCAACCCGATCACCAGCGGCACCGCGCTGGCGTTCCTGGAGAACAAGGCGGTCAACAGCGCCAAGGTGCTGATCAAGATCAGCAAGGGCAGCACGGTGCTGCGCGTGCTGTACGGCCAGCCCAGCCTGGCCGGCGAGTCAGTGCAGGCCGGCGGGCTGGCCAGCGGGCAGCTCAGCATCACCGTGCCGGGCTGGGTCGTGAAGCCCAACGTCTGACATGCCCGCCAGCTACCTGGCCCGCATGGAGGCGGCGCGCGAACGATGGCTCACACTGGACGACCGCCGGCAGGTGAAGATCAGGCGGCCGCACGAGACGCGGCTGCCAAGCGGCGTGCGATCGGCGGCGGACCTGGAGCCGTGTGCCGACTACGTGGTCGACTGGCGCGGCTTCACCGAGGCGGATCTGCTGCCCGGCCAGGGCGCCGACACGGCGGTGCCGTTCGATGCCGCGGTGTGGCGCCTGCTGGCGTTCGACCACGTGGAGTGGCTCACCGTTATCGGCCTGGCTGCGGCGGACGACGTGCGGGCCTTCAAGCAGGCAGAGCAGGACGCCGCAAAAAAGTGACGGCCCTGCTGGACGCGCAGGCGGGCATCCAGTACGAGGGCGAGACCGCCGACGCCACGCCGTGCCCGGACGCCGTCACGGCGGTGCAAGCATGGAACTACCTGGCCAACGGCACGGGCGGCATCGACTGGACCGGCCTGGACGCCGTGACCGCGCTGCTGCAGGTGGCCGACGAGCAGCTCGAGCTGCTGCTCGTGCGGCTGCTGGCCGTGAAAACCTACCGCCCGCCGGGGGCTTCGCGTGGCTGAACCGCGCGTCGTCATCAGCGGCGAGGACCGCACCGGGCCCGCCTTCAAGTCGGTCGCCGATCGGTTCG